GTCACAGCGTAGGGTCCATTCAGTTTGGGCTCCTGAAATGGCAAAGATAGGTTTGCTAGAAAGGGTCATTGAACAAGAATACAGAGGTCATGTTCAGGCTTTTTGGAAACTGAATACGGATGTTTTTTTAGAAGCATTGAGCAACAACAACAGATGGTTGCTTCAAAACACTGATTGAATTTTATTGAGTCTTGCCAAGTTAACCGATACGCCAGATTGTGCCGTCTGAGTAAACTGGAACTTTATTTGAGCCGCCGCTTGTGTATGCTGTTGTAAATGTAGCTACCGTGGCATCGGATACAAATGCTCTTGCACCTTGACCCATAGTAGCCGCGCTGGGTATTGCAGTACCAGCCGCAGAATATACTGTGGTTTTTAATACCGGTGCATCGAGGATTCCCTTTGAGTTGAAAGACATGGACTTATCAGCTCCAGCACTATCTTTAACAACAGCTCCGAATACTGAAGGAGTATATCCGCTGCCAACAATCAGAGTTTCCGCTGGATCAGTGCCTAAATAAAATGCCCCGAGGTCTTCGTATTGTGTGCCCGTAAATACTTTTCCTGAAAGTGCCGCCGATACATCACCTGCAACCACAGTTGTTCGAGCACTTTGAGATCCTCTAGAAGTTTTAAAAATCAGTGCACCGATGTCGCCGCCTGCTGCGGCAATATTTTCAAAAATACCTATGCTGTTATTAGCGTATACTACCAAGGTGTTTGTATTTGTCGTAGATCCTATGATCACTTGATTATCACTAGGAGCACCTATACTAATAGGCGTAACAGTTGAGTTAATAACAGAACCAACAATAGAAAGACTGGTGTTGTCGTAGGGTGCAACAATTTTACCTGCAACTCCGTCTACTAACAGTGTTGAATCATCTGCGAACACAGAGCCCTTGCCATCGCCGGTATGAAATCCAGATGTATTACCTATAAGATTAGAGGTTATAATATTTGCTAGGAAGTTGCCACTGCCGTCACGTGAGACAATTGCACTTGCAGTGTTGGCATTGGTAGCTGTGGTTGCAGAGTTAGAAACTTTACCAGCTGTGCTAATTGTAGACAACTTTGTGTCTACAATACTGCCTGCCAACATGGTGTTGGTAACAGTGCCGGTGTCTGTGATATAAACACCGTTGGTAACCGAGGTGGCATTTCCAGTCACATTGCCTATGAATCCACCACTAGCGGTAACTACTTTGGTAGCTGCATTGACAATAATTGTGCTGTCATCGCCTATGATATTTCCGTTGTAATCAGATCCTGCACCTCCAGCCAAAGGCACGCCGCCCATGGTAGATCCTAATGGAAGATTCACAGCGTCACCAACAGCTGTGATAGTTGCAGTACCTAATTTTATACTTGATCCGCTGAGATATAGATCTCTAAATCGATATGTAGCACTGCCTAGATCGTAAGCCACATCCGTGTCGGGCACTATATCTGTACCAACACGGCCTGACAAATTGAATTTTCCTGTATTTCCGTCTATTAAAAGACTGCTGTCGTTGGCAACCACGGAGCCGTTGAATGCTGCTGCTTTGATCACTCCCTGGTAATCTGATAAATTCACCGTGGCATTAATTTTATCTAAGGCATCGTCATAGACAAACGATATTGCACTATGTGTGCCATTAACCAGCATGGGTGCCACAGCATCTCTTGCTTGCTCATCGGTGTAATCTGTAACAGGAACGCCACCATTGGTAGTGCCATTACCTATGTATAATCTATTGGTATTTGTAACAAATATTAGCTCGCCCGCGGCCAGGGGCTGTGTCATTGCTGTTCTTTCAGCGTCTGTGCCCCTGCGAATCTGTAATGGCATATTTTTCTACTCCTGGAATTATTCCTATCACAAGTATTTATGCCGCTGATATCAGAACTTAGAGTCAAAAAAATAGCACCCGAAGGTGCTATTTTGCCCTTTTTATAAAGCGCCTTAGGGCTAGCGCCTAATATAGAACTATGTTCTAATCTGCTGTAGGCCCGTTTCCGTTCTTAAACCCTATGCTACCACCTTCTTCTTCGATGCGTTTAATAACATCTTCAAACAAAATAGGAGCAAAGTCTGGTGTTTGTTCCACACAAACACAGTGATAACGGGTATCTACGATGTCAGTGATCTTACCACCAAACCCAGGCAACATAACACGATTAGCATGTAAGTGCCCGTGTATGTTAACACCAAAACGACCCAACGATTCTGGGTGTAAAGGAATATGACTTAAGATCATTCCGTTCATAACATGATATGCCCGCAATTCTCTAAAATGCTGCCGGTAATCATCATCACGGAAGATGTCGTGATTACCACGGATCAACACCTTGTCACCGTTTAACCTGCGCATGATTCCCAATGCTTTGCGGTTAATAACAACGTCGCCTAAATGGTAGACCTTGTCAGTGGGTTTTACCCGTTCGTTCCAAGATTTAACCATGGCTTCGTCCATTTCCTCAGCGGAGTCCCATGGGCGTAATTTTGTAACTCCATCGTTACGTGTGAAGCGGCATACACCTGTGTGTCCAAAGTGCGTATCGCTTACTAAAAATACACTGGGCATATCTAACTCCTTTCTTTTTGACCTCGCCCGATGCGAGATGCTTTGTTCCAATCGTATGCTACACCATCTGGACATAGTCCATCCTTGACTGTGTCTACTCCAAACACACCGCAGGCTTCGAAGTCTGGACCTTTGATCGTCACAAACATACCAACGGTTTTGGCAAATGTCATTGCTTCGTTTAATGTGCTACAAGAGAACAACGGAAACAAATTCTTGCTGATTACTTTATAATTTTCTTTTTTCATACCATTATTATAGTGTCAAAAAGAAACCCCGTCAACCAAAATCAACGGGGTGTTGTAAAAATGCCACAATTACCAATTCTCCACCCCTGACACTTCAATTGATACTGTAGCAGGGTAATCTGCTATTTCTGTTTCGTAAGTTAACTTAAGAACACTGCCAATACCAGAACTGTTATCTTGTTCTAGAGTAAAGTATTCTGTACTAACTTCCTCACAGATTTTTTTAATTTTGTTTAACTCAAATATATTTAATCTAATCATATGTCACCTTCTCTTTCTCTACGTGCTCTGCGTTCTGCAGCCAAGACAAAAACTTTTTCGTTGTCATTGGCCCACTCTATTTCCTTGGGTAGAATGATGCCAAACTCAGTTGTTACACCATTGATACTGTGAGGCTCATCCGGATCGTAGGTCCAACCCAGGGCCTTCATCATACGATGTTTGACCAGCAGATTAGGACTGCGAAATACTTCAGTATCACCGAAGCCTAGCATTACACCAAGTTCGCAAACAGCACCGCTGCGGCAAACACCAGCATGACAATGAACTATGACATTCATTCTCTGCTCTAATGCGTGTTGCAACAATCTAACAAGCTCGTTGGCCTGCTCTTGACTACAACGCATGGCCTCGTCTAGGGCAAAGTCTTTTTCCTCAATGTCTAAGAATTTAAATTGATGAACTTCTTTGAAAGAATACTGAGGAGTGGGAAACTCTGTATCTGGATCAACAATTTGAATCAACATGGAATTTTGTCCCGCATCGATGTGAAATCCCTTGCGGATGTCACTGAGTGCTACGTTTTGAATCCATGGCATGATATTTTCCTTACAATCTGTAGGTCACACGACCTTTGGTTAGATCGTATGGGCTGACTTCAATTTTAACTCTATCGCCCAAGATAATTTTTATCTTGTGCTGTTTCAATTTACCGCTGGTGTAGCATACAAGTATGTTGGGCAGATTATCTACCTTGACTCTGAACATGTTGCCAGGCAACACTTCTTCAACTGCACCAGTTAATTCGATTAGATCACTTTTTGCCATTTTTCTTTGATTTTAATTGAGTGTCTGCCTTGTCTATGATTTGAAAAACCTTGTTGGCTAACACTCGTTCTTTGCTAAAGGCTTCTACTTCCCAAGGGAGATCATAATAGTGTCCTCGGAATTTTTTACCCATCCAAAATCTACTGTTGAGATTCTTTCCATGTGTGATCTGTCCTCGAGCGTACTGCTTGACATGCACCATTTCGTGTGCCAGAGCAATGATCAATCTTTCTATGTCGAGAGCTGTATCTATGTTCATGCCTATCACAGTAGGTTCTAGTTTGAACACACTGCCCCGCACTCCTTCTTTGACACTCATTCCTCTTTGGGGAACAACCACTAGTGAGTATCGACTGTTCTGTAATTTTAATTCATTGCGAAACACTTGTAGACAGGTTTCAACCAACATTTTGCTGGCGCTTTTCCTTGCCAGAACTTGAATATCCATAAGAGCTCCTTGCGTATTACTTAATTATACAGTCTTATTTCAACATTGTCAAGTGGTGCTCCAACCAAGAATCGAACTTGAAATACATCCTTACCAAGGATGCGTTATGCCATTTAACTATAGGAGCATTCTATATCTGCTGCCAATATAAAACGATATTGGTTGCTCTGTACAATGCCTGGACGATGCCAGGTATCACTGGGATATATGATCCAGTGTCCTGTGGAGGGTTTGATAAAATATTTTCCGTCTTGTTCTGCACCGTTGGGTGCTATCTCTGTGCCGCAGTAATCGAGATCTTTGACATCACTGGGAATATGCAAGTAGTATACTCCGCTGAACATTTTACTATTGGGATTTTTTGGATGCCAATGATTGTGCCATAGTTTTTCACGATTTTCGGCACCCTGGAGATTGGTCATAAAACTCCAGGCCATCATCTCCGATACTTTGACTTCACGACCTAGATACATGAATAGGCTAAACATAAAGCTCATGCGATATTTCAACCACACAGGTTCCGGCCTGGAAAAAATGTTTTCTTTGGTTTGAAA